GGTAAAAAAATCATCAAGCGGAAAGACAAACCGCAAGATGTAGAGATGTATGCCAAGGGTGGTAAGGTTGGTAAAAGCGTTACTACTACCAAAGGTGGTACAGCTTCTGCCATGGCAAAGAAACTTTTACAAAAACCCGGCTCGTTAACGGCGGCTGATATGTACGCAGAAGGTGGCAAAACTAAGTCAAAAGTAAACGAGGCAGGTAACTACACCAAACCTGAGTTACGTAAACGGATCTTTAATAGTATTAAAGCCGCTGCTGTGCAAGGTACTGGCGCTGGTCAATGGTCAGCCCGCAAAGCTCAGTTAATGGCTAAACGATATAAGGCGGCTGGCGGTGGATATAAATGAGTGGATTGGCAAAATCACAACGTTCTTTAAAGGCTTGGGGCGACCAAAAGTGGACGACCAAGTCAGGGAAAAAGTCGTCCGAAACAGGCGAGCGGTACCTGCCAAAAAAAGCAATACAGGCACTAAGCCCAGCCGAGTACGCAGCAACAACACGAGCAAAGCGGGCGGGCAAAGCACAGGGAAAACAGTTCGTGCCACAGCCCAAAAAGGTAAAAGCAAAAGTAAAACCATATCGAAAGGTGTAAATAGTGGCTGATACAAAAGACTTTATTCAACTACAAGTAGAGGCGTCTGAGCGTTTATATCAAATGATGCTTGATGACCATAAAGAACGAGTTAGAGATATGTCGATGTGGGCTGAAACTAGTGTAGGTCTTATGAAAAAACTAGACGCACGAGACGAACTTATAGACAAGCTTCATAGAGAAATTGAATTGCTTAAGAACAAATAACTATGGCAAATACAACCGGCCTTGCTACATTTAATTTAGATCTTAACGATCTAATAGAGGAAGCATACGAGCGCTCTGGGTTACAGTTGCGTTCTGGCTATGACTTTCGTACGGCCCGCCGGTCTTTAAATTTGCTTACTATTGAGTGGGCAAACCGTGGTATTAACTTGTGGACAATTGAAGAAGGCGTAATCCCGATGGTTACAGGGCAGGCAGTATACCCTATACCAGAAGACACAATTGACCTTTTAGATCACGTTATTCGCCAAAACAACGGCACTGCTAGCACACAGTCAGATATTAATATTTCCCGTATCTCTGAGTCTACTTATTCAACCATACCTAATAAACTAGCAAACGGCCGACCAATTCAAGTTTGGATTAACCGCCAGACTGCAAACACAAACTCAGCGGCGTCTACAACGGTAGCGGCAAGCGGAAACACACCAAGCGTATCTACCACAGACACTACAATTTACGTAGGGTCTACAGCAAACTTACCTTCAACTGGGTTTGTTTTAATTGATTCGGAAACTATCGGGTATACCAACGTAACCGACAACCAACTAATAAACTGCGTAAGAGGACAAAACGGAACTACCGCAGCTACCCACGCCACTGGTGCTTCTGTAAAAATACAAAACTTACCTTGTATTAATGTTTGGCCCGCCCCTAATGCTGGTGGAGGCTATACGTTTGTTTACTGGCGTATGCGCCGCATGCAAGATGCTGGAAATGGTGTAAACATCCAAGATATCCCATTCCGCTTTATTCCCTGTATGGTGGCTGGATTGGCATACTATATTGCAATGAAAAAACCAGAAGTAACGCCAGAAAGAGTTTTAGCACTTAAAGCCGACTATGAACAACAATGGTTATTAGCTTCTCAAGAAGATAGAGAAAAGGCTGCTGATAGGTTTGTACCCCGTCAGTTGTTTTACTAATGCCATCTAAATATGCATCTGGCAAGAATTCGATTGCGGAGTGTGACCGATGTGGTCAAAGGTATAAACTTAAGGAATTACAGAAACAAGTAGTTAAGACCAAGCTTTATAATATTAAGGTGTGTCCTAGCTGTTGGGACCCAGATCAGCCACAGTTATCGCTGGGTTTATATCCAGTTAATGACCCGCAGGCAGTTCGGGAACCAAGACCTGACGTTAGTTATCTGGTCTCAGGGACAGATGTTTTAGGCAATGTGTCTGGCGGTAGTAGGGTATTTCAGTGGGGGTGGGCACCAGTGGGCGGGGCAAGCGGGTTTGATACCGTTTTAACCCCAAACTATTTGGTGGCAATAGGGCAACTTGGTACAATAACAGTATCAACAACTTAGGAGTTTAAAATGGGTTATACATCAACAGCAGACGGAGTAGCCAAAAAAGGTAAGACCGAAGGTACAAATTTAGGCGATAGTGGTCCTACAGTCTTGGGCATGAAGGCAAAGCCAAAGATGGGTGGTAAAAGCCAGATGGACATGAAAAAAATGGGTCGTAATTTAGCCAAAGTCAAGAATCAAGGCATGATGCGTAAAAACGCAGGGAGAGGTCGATAATGGCTAACTATTCAAAGAAAGTAATGGGCAAAGAAGTTGGAGACGCTAAGGTTTATGCTGAGCCACATACTATGTCAGGTAAAAAAATAACTACAGCACAATCTGCTGTTACTAAGCCAGGCAATGGTGTAGATAACATAAACATATCGGTAGGCGGCTATACCAAAGACAACAAATCACCAGTCAATAAGCATGGCGAAATGAAAACCCGTGGCACTGGCGCAGCTACTAAAGGCGTTATGGCTCGTGGTCCAATGGCTTAAGTGTCATATATAGGGTAAACCCGAATGAATTACGTTCAACTATACCAGGCGATTCAGGACTACTCTGAGAATACAGAGTCGCTGTTTGTACATAACATCTCGACTTTTGTTCAAGAAGCCGAAGAGCGTATATACAACTCAGTTCAGCTGGCCCCACTACGTAAGAACGTAACAGGCGCATTAACGTCTGGCAACAAGTATCTTTCTGCACCGACCGACTATTTGTCTACTTTTTCAATGGCAATAATTAAAGCCGACGGAAGCTACGAGTATTTACTTAACAAAGATGTTAACTTTATCCGTGAGGCATACCCACAGCCTACAGATACAGGGTTACCTAAATACTACGCATTGTTTGGCGCTCAATTTAATAACGCAAATGAGCTGTCTTTTATTTTAGGCCCAACCCCTGATAGCGGTTACACCACAGAACTCCATTATTTTTACTATCCAGTATCTATTGTTCAAGGCGCTATTTCTGGTATTGGGGCTATTACTGGAGGCTCTTTATACACCAACGGAAACTACAGCAATGTGCCTTTAACAGGGGGTTCTGGTTCTGGAGCTACTGCAAACATAACAGTTTCTGGACAGGTTGTTACATCTGTAACCATTAAAAACAACGGTAATTTTTACGCCGTTGGGGATGTATTATCCTGTTCTAACACTTATATCGGTGGTTCTGGTTCTGGGTTTTCTATACCCGTAAGTGTTATTAATAATGATACAGGTACAAGCTGGCTTGGCGATAACTATGATCCTGTACTTCTTTATGGTGCAATGCGGGAAGCAATGCTTTTTATGAAGGGCGAGCAAGACCTTGTTAAGTACTACGAAGACAAGTACACCGAAGCTCTAATGCAGCTTAATAGACTTGGTACAGGACTCGAAAGAGGTGACGCTTACAGGGACGGTCAAGCTCGTATACCGGTTAATCCATAATGGCTATCCAGCAAGGTCAATGCACTATTTTTAAAAAGAATTGCTTAAGCGGGCTAGAAAACTTTGCTTCTGGAACCCCTTATGTCTATAAAATAGCTTTATATACAGCGCTTGCTAATCTGTCCTACGAAACCTTAGCCTACACAACCGACAGTGAAATTAGCGGTACGGGCTATACGGTTGGTGGCAAGACGCTGGTCCCTATTGTTCCAGCTACAAGCGGGGAAGTAGCTTATATTTCATTCCAAAATGCAGTTTGGACCCCCGCTAGTTTTACAGCTAGAGGCGCTTTAATTTATAATAGCACGACTGGAGCAGCAGTTGCGGTACTAGATTTTGGTGCGGATAAAACGGCTACAAATACGTTTACTGTGACTTTCCCAACGGCGGACGCAACAAACGCCATTATTCGTTTTTCTAACTAAGGAGTTTTTATGCAAAAAGAAATAGCAAGCTGCGGCGATCAGGCTGTAGCAACATTACAAGCAAACGCTAATATACCAGAAGGTATGATTCAAGATGGTTTTTACCATGTTGAGTGCCGTGATGCTCAAGGTAATTTAAAGTGGACTGAAGAAGTTCCTAACTTGGTCGTAGCAGCGGGTAAACAGCTAATGCTTGATACTTTGTTACGTACATCTGGCACATACACTACCGTTGGACCATTCTTAGGACTAACTAGGGTTTCGTTGACTCCAGCAGCTAGTGACACGATGACTACATTGGTTACTACTAACTCCGCTGAGTTTATTAACTACACAGTTGGTGGTTCCGCAGTTCGTGGTACTGCTGTGTTTGCAGCGTCTACTTCATCTGGTTCTACACCTTCTAACGTAACAACTTCATCTGCAACTGCTATTACCTACACTATTACCGGTGCTGGCGGTACTGTTTATGGTTGTTTCTTGGTTACTGGGTCTGGTGCAGTTAGTACATTAAGTTCTACAGCGGGTACTTTGTATTCTGAAGGTAACTTCTCTACAGCTAAAGTTACAACTGCAGGCGACACAGTAAGCGTTACTTACAGCACAACTGCTACTAGCTAAGGAGTCCTAAATGGCTCTGGCGCTGTATGATCGTGTTCAACAGACTGGTACTGCTAATACAACCGTAAGTTTTACATTAAGCGGAAGTGTTACAGGTTTTCAGTCTTTTTCAGTTGTTGGTAATGGCAATACCACTTACTATGGAGCTACAGATACTTCTGGAAACTGGGAAGCAGGTGTTGGCACGTATTCAACTACAGGCCCAACGCTAACCCGCACAACAATTTTATCGTCTAGTAACTCAGGTTCTGCAGTTACGTTTAGTGGCACAGTTACTGTATTTGTTACTTACCCTTCTAGTAAATCTGTAAACCTTAACGAAACAGGAAACGTTAGTGCTTTAGGCACAGTTACTTCTGGTGTTTGGAACGGAACAACAATTCCAGTAGCTTATGGCGGGACAGGCGTAACTGCTTCAAGTGGCGCTAATTCTGTCGTATTAAGAGACGCTAGCCAGAACATAACGGTTAACCGAGTTAATCAAGCCAACACGAATACTACAGCTGCTGGCGGTACTACTGCGTTAACAGCCGCTTCAAGCTATATCCAGACTCTTACGGGTACTGGAAGTCAGACTTATACACTGCCTGATGCCACTACCGTAACTACTGGGGTAGCGTTTTTATTTAATAATTTTGCTACAGGCACTCTAACAATTCAAGATTACGCTACTGCAACAATTGGCACTATTGCCACTGGTGGAGCTGGCGCAGTATTTTTAACGAACAATGCCACCGTTGGTGGTACGTGGGACTTGCATGCCTATCTTCCTGAAGGCGTAACATTTGGCACCAATGCGTTTAATCTTGGAACTGCCATTGTCTCTGGTGGTACATGGCAAGGCGGAACTATTACTCCAGCCTATGGCGGTACAGGTTTAACTACGTTTACGGCAGCTAACAATGCTCTTTATTCAAGCGGTACAACTACATTAACTGCTGGCACATTACCTGCCGCTGCCGGTGGTACAGGATTAACTACATTTACTGCAGCTAACAACGCTCTTTATTCAACATCTTCATCTGCTTTAGTTGCTGGTACTTTGCCAATTGCGGCTGGTGGTACTGGGGGAACAACGGCGGTTACTGCGTTTAATGCTTTAAACCCAATGACTACAACTGGGGATATGATTTATGAAGCCTCTGCTACTACTGCTGCAAGATTACCTATTGGTACAGCTGGTCAAGTTTTAACTGTAGCTGGTGGTATTCCATCTTGGGCAACTCCAACGTCTGCCGGCGCTACCAAGGCTCAAGCAGCCGCATATGCAATACTTTTTGGTTATTAAGGAACAATAATGGCAAACCCAAACATACTAAACGCAACATCAATTTATGGTAACGCAACCTATTTAGTTCCAAGCGGGACGAGCGCAACTGTTTGGACCGCTCTTACACCTGCGGTTGGAACTGTAAATAGAATTGATTACATCATGGCGGCAAACGTCACAGGCACCGCTGCGACTATTACTGTTTCTATTAACAGCGCAGTAAGTGGCGGCGGAACAGCGTATAGAATTGCTTTTCAAATCCAAGTACCCGCTAATACTACTTTAATCCTTTCAGATAAATCTACCGCAATTTATCTTGGTGAAAATCAGTCAATCGTAGTAACTTCAGGTACAAGCAGCTCCATTGAAATGACAGCGTCTTACGAAGCAATAACTTAAAGAGATCAGTTATGACTGATAGATTTTATGCGGGTTTTGTTAATGCAGCGTATGTTGGGGCTAAATCACCCACGGCACCAACCAATGTAGTTGCTTCTAAATTAAATACAGCCGCAGAAATTTCTTTTTACGGAGCTACTTCAGCTTACGGCGCCATAACTGGGTATCGAGCAACATCAACACCAGGTAATTTTACGGGTACTAGTGCTTCTTCACCAATTACAGTAAATGGGTTAACTAACGGCACTTCATACACTTTTCAAGTAACTGCAATTAACGCTTTTGGTGAAAGCCCCGGAAGCCCTGTAAGTAACGCCATAATTCCTAACGAACTTGGTCAAAGACTTTATACACAGGGTAGTTTTACATTTATTGTCCCAATTGGTGTGACAAGTGTTAGTGTAGTTTGCGTTGGCGGTGGTGGCGCTTGTGGTTATGCTACCCCGAATGCTGGCGCTGGCGGTGGGCTTAGGTATAAAAACAGTATTGCTGTAACTCCTGGGCAGTCAATTGCTGTAGTTGCGGCAAGTACTTCTTATTATGGTTCCCCTGGTGGGAATTCATCTTTTGGCACTAACGGCAGCGATGCTTTTTATTTTTTTGCTGGCGGCGGGCAAACATCAGGTCTTAGTGGTGGTACAGGCACAACAATTGGCAGCGGTGCAGATGGTGGTGGTGATGGTGGCGCAAACTCAGGTTACTCCATGGGTGGCGGTGGCGCTGGTGGGTATTCTAGTAATGGCGGCGGTGGCGGGTCCAATGGCAGCGGCGCAGGTGGTTCAGGCGGCGGTGGTGGTGGTGGCTATGGAGCTTATAACGGAAGCTTTTACTCTGTTTATTGCGGCAGTGGCGGTGGAGTTGGAGTTTTAGGTGCTGGCGCAAGTGGTTCTGGTGGTTATGGCACAAGCGCAACTGCTGACGAAGCAACAAAACAAGGTACTGGTGGCTCAGGAGGAACAACAGGTCAATACTATAGTCAGGGGGTGGCAGGTGAATATGGCGGTGGCGGTGGCGGAAGTTATGTTTATGCAAATAACTATATGTTTGGTGCTCCTGGTGCAGTTAGAATTATTTATCCAGCATCAGGTGGCTCAATTTCCCCACGAACTTTTCCATCAACTAATACAGGTGACTTGTAATGCCAACCTATAGCGGGCTTTGGACTCCAGCACAACAGCTACAGCAAGCGGGTTCAGGGCTTTGGCCTGGAGTAACTCCACCTGGGCAAGACCTATATCAAGGCAGTCAATATGGTGGTGGCGGGTCTAGTACCTATACTTGGGTTTGTCCTCCAGGAATTACTCTTGTTAGCGTTTGTTGTATTGGTGCGGGCGGTTCTGGATCTGCCTTTTACGCTAGCGGCGGTACAAACGCAAATGGTGCTGGCGGTGGCGGTTTAGGATGGAAAAATAATATTTCTGTAATACCAGGAACTGGATACACAGTTGCAGTAGGCAATGCTTTTTACAGCACAGTCGGCGGTAATGGTGGAGATTCTTATTTTATTTCCACTGGTACAGTAGCTGGCTTTGGAGGTCTCGCTACTTTTAATGGTCGTACTGGTGGTTCATACACAGGTACCGGTGGTGGTTCTGGTGGAACTGGCGGTTTTGGTGTTTATGGATACTCTACTAGTTATTCAACAAGTGGCGGTGGCGGTGGCGCTGGTGGGTATTCTGGCAATGGTGGCAATGGCGGCGATGGGAATTACTCACCAGGTGGCGGTTCTCCTGGCGTTGCTGGTTCTGGCGGTGGCGGGGGTGGTGGAGGTGGAAATGGCAATGGCAATGGCAATGG